TGGCGTACCACTCGATCCGGGTCCGGTAGGCCGGCTTCGTCTCCAGTTCGCCGAGATCGTAGACGTCGACCCCGCCGTTCGTCAGGCCCGACACGTACTCCTGTGCGCCGAAGCGCACCGCGTACATGCTGGCGACCGTGCCGACAGCGGTGCCCTTCGTCTCGTCGAAGCCGAGCACCTTCGTCGTGCCGTTCGACGCATAGCCCGGGTCGACGAGCGGGATCCCGGCGTAGCTGTAGACCAGCCGGCCGTATTCCGCCCGGGGCTCCGGGACCGTGCTGCCGGTCGCCCGGACAAGCTGGTTGATCTTCGTGATCGTCGGGCCCGGGGCGTACAGGACGTCCGGCATGCCGTCGATGCGCGAGATCAGGTCGTCGACCATCGCCAGCGTGAGCGTCGCGCCGTTCGCGCCGGCTGCGACTAGCTGGTTGCCGGTCAGGATCTTCCGCAGGCCGTCGAAGCCGTCCGTCGTGACCGTCGAGTCACCTTCGAAGAACTGCTCGGTGAAGAAGATCGCCGCGGCCTTCGCCTTCAGGCGCGTCTGGAGCGCCCGCTGATCGTTGATGTTGCCGAGGGTGCGGACGATGAACCGGTCGACGTCCGCGTCGCCACCGAAGATCTTCAGGCCGACCGTCGCATTCACGACAGCACCCGTCGACTCGGTGTAGCCGGCGTTCACGGCACGGAAGGCGATGCCGGGCAGTGCCGACTCCTTCGTGTACTGGTAGGCGTTGCCTTCGATCTCCATGAACGGAAGGCGCGAGAGCACCGGGCTCTCGTCGATGAACGTCTGGATGACGCCCGCCTGAAGCATGTTCGTCGACGCCGCCTGCGCCTGCACGAGAGTGACCGCCATCGGGCGTAGCTCCTATCTGTCAGGAGCTTCCGACCCGCTACCTCGAAGAACGCTCCGCGTAGCCGGCCTGAAGCATGTCCATGCCGGTCATGTCTCGACGATCCTTCCCGCCGGGCTGATTGCCCCCTGCGGGACCGCCGAAGTCACGGCCGGTACCATTCTTCACCTTCAGGAACTCGTACGCCTTCAGGACGCTCTCGACGATCGCCGCAGGCTGCTTCGGATCCTTCGCGTTCCCGTCGTCATCGACGCCGAGATCGCTCAGGAGCCCGTCGGCCTGCGCCAGCTTGTAGGCGGCTTCGGGGTCCGTGACCTTGCCGGATGCGGCAGCGACGAACGCGGATCGGCGAGCGATGGTCGTCGCTCGGGCTTCAGCGGCTTCCCGCTTCGCCTTCTCACTCTCCGCGAGCTTCTGATGCTCGCCCTTGTCGGCAAGTTCCTTCGCCTCGCGCTCTTCCTTCTCCCGCCGGAGTGTCGCTAGCTCTCCATTCACGGAGTCGAAGCGATCCCGGGGGATCCAGCCCGAGCGATCTTCGCCACCCTGACCGCTAGGGGCTGGAGCCGGAGCCCCTGACCCTGCACCGCCGCCCGGGGCACCGCCAGCGTTCCCGCCAGCCGCGCCACCATCGCCGGCCCCTTCGCCTGATCCGCCTTCGCCATCGAAGAAGAGCGGGCCGAGCCCGAAGGTACGATCACATCGCCGTCGAAGCATTCGAGTTCCTTCCGCCCTTGCCGCCGGGCCGCGAGTGCCGACCTCTTCCGCGGGTCGACTTACGATTGCGCCCGCATCATACGCCGAAGCTCCCGAGCCGCGTCAATCCCCATCGTCAGCGATGATCGAGCCCCCGAGCTTGACGACGACCGCCCGGAAGTGACGCGGGTCGCCACGGTGTACCTGAAGCTGTCTCCGCTCATTCACGGGGACGTCGTCGACCGTCTCGACGCCGATCACCGCCATCGCCGGGCGATCGAATGCGGCCGGCACCGGATCCGGCGACGTGATGCGGCCCTTCTCGAACTGGATCGGCTGCTCGCCGACGACGGCCATGATCATCAGTCGGGCTCCTTGCCTGCGAAGACTTTGTCGCGCACGAAGGCGTATCGCTGCGGGCTGTACTTCTTCAGCCGGGCGGGGTTCAGGAAGTAGAGCATGACGCTCTCGGCGAAGTCCTCACCGTAGCTCGTCATCGCGTAGTCGGTCGGATACCACTCGTGGTCCGAGTGCCCCTTCAGCGCGGCTTCCGTCTCGGCGATCTGTCGCTGCGTCCGCTCGATGATCGACTCGTTGTAGCTCCTGATCCCTGCCCGGGTCGGATCGTCTCGATATGCCTCGTACTTCGCTAGCTGTTCCCGGAGTTTCGTCAGCGCCCCTTCGTCCGGGGCGACGCCCTTCGACGCCGACCGGATCGACTGGTACTCCTGATGCCATGCCTTGTCGACGGCTTCGACCGCCGTGTAGGCGTTGATCCGACTGCCGATCCGGGCCGGCGAGTTCAGCGCGAGATCGTGAAGCCCGAACCGGTTGTGAACCGTGTGGGCGTACTCGTGCAGGATCACTTCTTCGGCTGCGTCGATATCACCAGCCCGGAGCTTCCGGCCGCCCGTCGGGGTGAACGTGTTCCATAGCTTCATGTTGCCTTCGACGTGACCGCTCGCGAAGGCTCGGGCGATCGTGTTCGAGTCGAACTTCTTCGCGCCCGGGGGCCGATCGCCGATCGTGTGCAGGTACTTCGAGTCGACGACGAAGGCGGGGTTCATCGCCCGCAGCCGTTCGAGCGCCCGCAGGGTGACGATGCGAAGCTCGGCGTTCCACCCGGTGATCTTCCCGAAGGTGACGCCGTAGCGGGCTTGCAGGACGTTGCCCATCGTCGTGTGCCCGAGCGAGTTCGTCTTCCCGATGCCGGCGATCGCCCGGATCTCGTCTTCGCTGAAGCGCCCGAACGAGCGCCATAGCTGGCGCGTCTCGTTGCTGATCCCGCCGATCGCCTTCAGCGCCCGGATCTGATCGTCGTCGAGATTGCCGAGCGTCTTCAGGAGCGCCGGGGTCATCTTCCCGCCGCCGGCTGCTTCCCGGTTCAGCTTCGCGATCGCCTGCTCGAAGTCGCCCTTCGCCGCCGGCATGATCGGCTTGTCGCTGCCGCCCATCGCGTCCTTCGGTAGCTCCGGGGCTTGCGCGTTCGGCGTCCCGAGCACCTTCCCGTCGGGGCCGCGGTAGACGGCCCGGAAGGTGCAGCGACAGCGCGGATGGGCGGGGCAGCGCGGCATCGGGAGCGCGTGCGGGTATGGATCCGTGCCATCGGAGTCCGCGCCGACCGGGCCCTCGATCCGCCCGGGGTCGTCCGGGCTATTCAGGAAGTTCTCGCCCGAGCCGGGCAGAAGCGCCCCGCTGCGCGATCGCCATCGGTCGGTCGGATCCAGCCCGATCCCTGTCGCGGCCGCGTGAACCTGCCGATATACGTCAGCCCTGCCCTTCGAGTAGCTCGACGACGGATCCATATCGGCGACCCGCTCTTTCCGGTTGTCGCCGAATACCATATCGGCGTACACGTCAGCGACGACCTCTTCGAGACGCGCGGGCTGTACGTTGCCGCCCGCAAGGGGCTGCCCCTGACCCGAGTACCACGGAATGTCATAGCTCCCCGACGCCGTCTTGTACTGCTCTAGCAGCTTCGCCGGGCCGCCTTCGACCGACCGCATCGAGAAGTGCCCGGCCTCGTGGTAGAGCGTCATCGCTCGACTCGCTTCGGACTGCTCGAAGAAGCGGTCGTATACCTCGATCGCCTCGTTCTTCGCCTGCGCGAGAACGGGGCCGATCCCGAACATCTTCCCGACGTCGGTCGACGGGACGTAGCGGAAGCCCGCAACCGCGCCGGCCTCGAAGTCGGCCTTCGACCGCTCCCACGGCTTCGAGACATGCCAGTTCGACGGCTGCGCGGCCGTGATCGCCGGAGGGATCCGGCGTGTCGGCCCGGCCGAGCCAGCGTCAAGCCGATAGATCTTCCCGTTCCGTGGAGCACAGACCGGGCAGACAGCCTCGTCGGGGCTCGCGATCCACTCGGCGAACCGAGCCCCGTTCTCACGGATCGCCGACAGGTTGCCGGCGTTGTACGCCGTCATCGTCTCCGTCCGGGCGATGACCCCAGCCCGGTACTCGACGCTCGGCCAGTGAGGAATGTTCGTCAGCCCGGTCGCGATGATCCGCGCCCGCACCTGATCGGCCGGAAGCCCCTGAAGGATGCCCTGCGCGATCGCCTGCCGGACCGACTGCTGGATCCCGAGCGACGTCTGCGTGATCAGGCTCGTCGTCTGGCGGGACAGCGCCTCGATCGCCCCACGGGGCACGACGACCGACGAGTTCTGCCGCCAGCCGGCCGAGTAGGCGTCGTCGATCGTGCGCGACGTCCACTCGACGCCCTTCCCGTTCGCCTCGCTGGCGATCCGGTTCGTCTCGTCGAGCAGCTTGCGGTAGTACGTCGCGTCGCTGACCGACAGGTCGCCCGTGTTCCGGATGAAGTTCTCCAGTTCGAGCCGGGCGTCCTGATAGAAGCCCATCAGGACGGCTGTCGACCGCTCTTCGGCCGTCAAGAACTGAAGGTGATACGGCTCGGCGTGACCCGAGCCCGAGCCTTCGACGGGCTGCGGCGTCGTCGGACCACCGGGGCGGAAGGATCCGGAGAGCGGGGCGAGCGTCACCGCCGCAGCGTACAGGACAACGAAACGGGCCGGCAGCCTCGCTTACCGGCCCGTCTCGCTGACCCATCGCACTCCCCGTCAAGGAGCTACGTCCGCAGCCTACGGGGCCCCGTCAAGCCACGTCAATACGAAAGCCGCCCGGTAGGGTGTCCTCGTGCCCTCCGGGCGGCTCAGTCGATCCTAGCTCGTCGGGAGAGCGTCGACCCATTCGTCGGAGTAGGAACGCTGAACGACGTCAGCGCGTGCCGCCTGAAGGTGGCGAAGCTCGGCGCGTGCCGCCTGATCGCGAAGCTCGGTCGGCACGACGAAGTGCGCGTAGGTGGAGTCGAAGAGCGTGACTTCAGCGGCGACCATCTGCTCGACGACCGTGATCGAGCAGGCGATGACCGCATCGCGGAGCTTCGAGACCGGAACGTCTTCGGGATCCGGGTTCGTCACGTTGACGAAGACGCCGAAGGTGTAGTCGTCGGTCGCGGCTTCGAGATCCTTGACGGCCTCGATCAGCGGGTCGACCGCGTTCAGCTTCTCGAACTCTTCCTCGCCTTCGACCGTGTGCTGGCAATCGCCACCGTAGTAGCGGGAAGGGCACGAGCACGGCTGGCCTTCGAGCATCGCGAACGCATGCGGGGGGTCAATCTCGTACTGCTCGTCTTCGAACTCGTCGAACATCTTGCTCTCCTTCGTGTGCCCCGTCCGTCGGGGTGTAGGAACACAATACCTCCGGAGCTTCGGGCTTGTCAAGCCCCTAGTTCAGCCTGCCGGGCAGTTCGTGGAGCTTCGCGAGAGCGATCGCCTGCTCGGCTCCTTCCTCGTTCGTCATCTGCCTTCGTCCTCGTGCCATCGGTGATCTCCCTGTCGAGTGCCCGCGCCCATCCGTCGAGCGCGGTGATGTTGACGAGCCAGCCGTTCGGCCGCTCGATGATGACTTCGTGCCGGCGCTCAGTCGACAAGCGTCGCGCTCCGGATGATGCCGGCCGGGGCGATGATGCCGTCCTGCTCGGCGACCTGTTCGACGCTTCGCTTCACGGCTTCGCGGATCTCGGCGTTCGTCAGGTCATGCGCGGCGTACTCGTCGCGCCATGCCTGATCGTCGACGTCGATCGTGAGAACGACCCGGACCTTCACTTCGATCCCCCTGTCGGGGCGATCAGCACCCATCCGTGGTCCGCGCACTTCGACGTCGTGTAGGTCGTCGAGCCGTTCGTCACTTCGAACGACCGGACGGCCGGCTTGTCGCAGTTCGCGCACCACACTTCGGCCAGCGCCGGGATGCAGTCGTCGGAATGCTCGCCACCGAGCCGGTGAGCGCAGGTGAACGGGTCACAGCCTTCGGCCAGCGGGGCCGGATCGGCGTTCATCGAGTTCACAGGTACCGCTCGCACTTCTTGCAGGTGACGACCTTCTCGGTGTCGAAGCTCGACGGTCGGGCGTTGCGACCGCACTCGGTGCGCGTCCCGCTCGTCGAGCCCGTCTTCCACGTCACTCGGCGAACCGCGTGACGCTCGGTGCCGTCGACGGTGGCGCTGACGTAGGCGATCGACTCGATCGCGTCCTGACGGAAACGGTTCTCCCGCTCCGTAAGGCCGGCGGTCTGTTCGTTGAGTGTCATCTGTGTGACTCCTTCGTTCGTCAGGTCCGTCCTGACTTCGTCAGATTAGCCCGTAGCTACGGACTTGTCAATACCCTAGCGGATACGATGCGCCTTCGTCACCTTCACGCCCCGGTCGGGCAGGACGGTCCGCATCGAGACGATGTCGCTGCGGGGGATCTGCATCACGCAACAGGCGTCGTCAGGCACCGTGTTCATCGCGACCGCGAGCACGATGTACCGCTTCGTCTGCTCCAGAAGGAAGCCGGCCGCGACCAGAAGCTCGGGCCAGTCCGTCGCCCCGTCGTTCAGGATCTCTTCGCGGTTCTTCCAGCCCGACGAGAGCACCGCCGAGTCATGCCACTCGACGAAGACGATCGGCGGGTGCGGAGTCTTAGGCCGCCGGGCCATCGCCGGCATTCGGGTCGGTCGACGAGTTCCCGCCAGACGCTTCAGGAGCCACCGGGCCGCCCGCATTGCCGCCTAGGGCTGCCGGTAGTCGACCGATGGCGTCGGCCTTGTCCTGCTCGATCCTAGCGATCTCGTCGTCGATCTCGTCGGACGGGACGCGACGCATCTTCCGGAGCGACAGTTCGAGCGACGACATGCCGGCTGCGTACAGGCCCTGCTCGATGCGAGCGTCCTGCTCGTCGTCGGCCGGCAGCGGCGAGCCGTGCGTGACCTTCGGAGTCATCTTGACGCCCTTCGCGATGCCGTCGAGCCGGAGCGCCATCGGGCCGAGTGTCCGGAGCCGCTGCGTCTCGGATCGCTGCCAGCGGTCGGCCTTCTTCAGATAGTTCTGAAGCTGGAGCTTCAGCGAGACGCCCGATGCCGGGGCCGAGTCGGTGCCGAGCCCGAAGTACGTCCGCGGGACTTCGCTCGTGAGGAAGGCGATCTCGATCAGCTTGTCGAGCGAGAGAAGCTGCGAGTCGATCTGCCCGTCGTACGTGATGTACCGGGCGATGTCGGCCTCGTCGGGGCGTCGGATCCCGAGCGTCTTGTCCGCGCCCTTCGTCAGCGTCCCGCCGTAGATCACCGATGCCGGAACCTGAAGCATCGGCTTCCCGTGGTATTCAAGGATCTCGGCGATGTTCGAGAGCGTGTTGTCGACCTCGTCGAAGACGCTCATATTCCGGGCTAGCTCGCTGATGCCCCAATAGCGGGCCCGCCATCGCTTCGCGTGCATATCGACGAACGGCAGGAAGTCGACGCCCTCCGGAGCTTCGACGTTCACCGTCGTGAACGAGTTCGTCGCCGAGCCCGTCTTCGCTCGGCGCTCCTGATAGGTGATGACGTACTGCCCGTCGAGCACTTCGTGAAGCTGGCGTACCTGCCATGCGTCGGTCCGGTCCCCGCCGGGAT